ACGTTCATATTAATTGAACCGCTAAAGCCTAAACCGTTGACACCTTGCCAAAATTTAGTGACGGTTAAACCACCACCCCAGTTAGCTTCATCCCATTCAGATGTATCCCAAATACCCGTGTTGGTAATAGATGGGTTGAACGCGATCTGATTGGTTAACGGTTGTGTATCAAAATCCGTGCTAATACCGCATAAAACGGTCGGTAAGCCGTTATCTGTCTGTAGGATAGGACGTACTAAAGTAAAGCGTTTTAACTGCCCACGGCTGTCAAAATATGAATACGCTTGCTGTGCAGTTGCAACAATGTTAGTACCTGCATCTGATGTCTGACTGTAGAAATTACCTACATATCCGCTAGAGCCAAAGTAAATCTTATTGTCTGCGGCAACTTCCCAACAGAATGCGTTTACCCCGGTAAATCTAGCCCATGACTTAGTGATGGTGTGCATGACATACTGTTCCTTACCGTTAACGGTAGGAATGTTCAATATGAGCATATTTTCACTAGCAAAGTAGTTAATTTGCCAGCCAAATTCAGCGTAATAATTAGTTGCCGCTTGGCTTACAGCATAGAAAATCTTGTCTGTAAGGTTAATTCTTGGGTCTAATCGCGATGATTGCAATGCGGCAGACATTGGTACAAGACCGTCTTGCGTCAGCAAAAGCAGATCACCGCCCCATTTGAAGAAGCATCTACGGCTAAAGGTTTGACCCATTTGCCATACACCGACCTCACTCCAAGCGTTAGCATCGCTAGGGTTTGTACCCTTATAAACGATTACCTCACCCATGCTGGTAACAAAAGCTGACAGATCATCTACACCATAACCAGCGTCAAGCGTCCAAGTTCCCATTGCTTGCAAGAAACCGCCTGAACGGGCAATTGATCCCAAAGGAAAGTCTAAAGCCGCACCGCCAATGGATTCAACAGGCAAATACCAAAAGGTCATGCTGTTCTTTTGTACAAAGAATAGCCTGTTTTGGCACATATTGATGTTGATAAAGGTGTTGCTGTTTGCCCCTGAAATACCGATAACTGTGTAAGAACCAACCACCGTAGCGTCTGCCGCAGGGGTTGTTGCCATTGTGTAAGTAAAGGTATTAGCACCTGTTACGGTGATGTAATAAGTACCGTTATAGTCGCTCGATGTTGCACCGGATATAGTGACACGATTTCCAGTTGCCAGGCCGTGAGCTGTAGCTGTGGTTAAAGTAGCGACTGCACCCACATGGGTAATAGTGCTAATACTGGCGGCTGTAGTAGTGGTAGCCATCTTGTACCAACGTGTGCCGTCATAAATAATAGCTGGGTCTGCACCGTTTACAGCAATCAAGAAATTACCACCATCGGTAGAAATCATGCAATGCTGGAATTTGCTGTTGGTCAACCCTGTTAATACAGAGGTAGCTGTAGAAGTTGATGCGTTATAGATAACCCCACCAGCAATAGCAAAAAGCGTATTTGTGCCATCGTAATTGGCATAATTCATCAATGTTTCTACATTACCCGTAATCCCGGTAGAAGCCTTTGAATAGCCTTTTCTAAGGGTTACATCGGTAGGAGTAGGGAAGAAATTGACTAATTGCACCGCATCTAGCGGTTGCATTTCTGCCAATGAATCTCTAGCATTCCAACCCCCGATAGGGGAAGCTAATGAGGTAGTGGTGGCTGTAAACTTCTTAGAAACAGCCATGATTAGCTACCGTAGCCAGTATCAGGGATGTTTGCCCAACCGATAAGAACAGCACTTGGCTGTGGAGCAAAAGACAATGTTGCTGATCCCTTGTCGTTGGCTTTCGCAACAGTTAAATAGCGGTTGTAATCCATTTGCAAAGCTGTTGTATCAAACGACTTAATTTGGAAATATTTGAGTTTAGTCAGCAATACGATAACTGCGTCATCCAAAACGGTTGTATCGCTATCGGCTGTAAAGCTGTTTTTAACCTGATTGGTTGCACTACGCACAAAACCCTTAGATCGGTACTCAAATCCTAGATATTCTTGGGTGTTGTAAGGTGGCCAAATTTGAAATGTATTACCTAGAATTCTCCAACGAACCCGTGGCCCAGTAGAAATATATCCTGATTTGAGCCATTGCCATTGTTGAGCGTCAACAGGGCCTAACATCTGCCAATGCTTCGTTTTGTCCCAATGAGTATTGTCTGTAATGGTTTCGTAGTCAGGTGGCAACGGGTAGATAGTCTTACTAAATGTGACCGTACCGCCAACGCTAGTTGCTGAAGCCTTTTGGGTTGTAGTCAAGCTATTGGAATCAATAACTTCGTCTACATAGGTATCTTGAGGAATTGATGTCCCCACGATGGAATAAGTGCTGTCCAGCCCTGCGGTACTAGGAATAGCAGTCAATAATTCGGTGTTATTGATAGTATCGCAGGTCGTGGTTATAGCTGTGGTGTAGAACCGATATTCCAGTTCCAATGCTTGCCAATCGTACTCTTTAACCAAGTCATACCCTGCACGGTTCATCAACGCAAGAATCTGTTGCACGTCTTGGCTGGTGTTCCCTGCTACATAGGTAGGTACGGCTAAGTTAAGTTCGCTGGTTACTTGCTGTACAAGTTCAAGCATTGTTGCTGACATATTAGGCTTCCTCTGTGGCTACCGCTTTAGTTTTACGGGTTTTCTTTTCACCAACAGCGGCAAGTATAGCGGCCATCTGATCTTGCATTTGAGCCAGCTTCGCATCTGTTTCTGCTTTCATTTTAACAGTTTCCTGCTCTTTTTTGGCAAGTTCTTCTTTCAAAGCGTTTATTTCTTCTTCACGCTTATCAGTTTCTGCCGCATTGGTTGCAAGATTTAAAAATGCCTTTGCTTTATCCCGGAACGCATAAGGTGACATTCCTGCCGCCATACCCATTCTTTGAAGATGTGCATCTGATGCCCCGGCAATGGACTCTACTGTGTGGAACTTAAGTGCCCTTAGTTCTTCAGCTTGGGATTTAGACACAATTGGCCATTCGGATACCGGAGTTCCAACAACCTCTTGGTCATCCGCACCTACTCGGTTTTGATAGTGTGCGCTGTGGATCGGGAGTCGAACTTTATGGTTTGCTAACGCATAAGTGTCAATTTCGGTCAGGGAATCGCCAGCTACGCAGATATGTACAAAATCAAACTCTTTGTAAATTGGTCTGCCAGCATCCATTGATTCTTGTTCTTGCTTGATTGCCCGTTTGTAGAAACGAACTTGTAAGCGTGAATCGGCATTTTGCTCATCTGATGGTAAAGCCATTTTTAAATCTCCTAAGTAGTTAGGTAAAGTTAAATGAAAAAGGGGCTACCAGTTAAGGTAACCCCTCGTTTTTACTACAAAAAGCTATTAAACACTAGCCTTGCTAAACCAGCCATAATCACCGGATGCCATAGAAGCACCTGATAGGTATGTACCTGCACCCAAAGTTGTTTGGAATGTAGATGCGTTGATTACGCAAGTTGCTGTGGAAGCACCAATTGCTACAGCCGCTTGAGCGAAAACATAACGGAAGCCATCGCTACCGAAAGTTTCAGCACCCAAAGGGCCAAAGGTTGGAACTGCTGTACCAGCAGAGTTTGTGTTGGTAGTGGTTGTGTTGTACAAGTCAACACCACTAATCGGGAGTACTGAATATGCCATGATAATTTTCCTTTAATTAGTCGGTTGATTAAGCTGTACCAGTCAAAACACCTTGCAAGAAGCTGTTTGAGCAGGTTAAGTTACCAGCCCAACCATACAACTTAACAATAGCGTCTTGGTTGATTGATTGACGCTCACCACCGATTGGAACAAAATTACGCTCTTTGTGTGGACGTAGGAAGATGTAGTTAGTGTTCAAGAAATACATATAGTTAGCTGTTTCTTGTGCACCATAACCACCGCCCAATACCACGTCAGCAGACATACCACCACCGTAGAACTTGAGTGAAGCAAAACCTGCCGCACCTTCGTCTACACCAGCAATACGCTGAATTGCTTGCAAAGAAGCTACATAGCGTTGATAGAGTGTGTTACCAGCAACAATTAAGTCAACCTTATCAGTTCCGCGAACAGATTTGATAGCGGCTGAAGTCATAGCGGCTTGGATCAATGCAGAAGAATCAGCACCTGTGGATGACTGGTTCTGCCAGAATGTCCAGTTAGCACGGTTGATGCCACCGTACGTTCCTGTGGTATTTGAAACGGGCACGGCCGCGGCCAATCCGGTAATGTTCTTACCTCCGTTACCTGTACCGTCACCATACAAATCGCCTGAAATGCGGTTTAACAAGCGAGCTTCAGAAACTTGCATACGACCATCTAACAAGTCAATGATTGCTTCTTTGCTTGAGTTCTGCAACATTTCTAAACCGCTCATTGTTACGCTATCAGCGTACTGAGTAATAGAGAACTGAGCCGCAGAGATTGGGCTATCAGGAGTGATGTTCAATACTTCGTAACCGCTATATGAATTAGCGTTATTTGTATTTGGATCGTTGTACATGATTTCTTCCAAGATCACGTTACCACCTGAGAATGGACGTACGTTACCTTTGGAATTCAATCGTTGAAGAATTGCGTTGTTTTGTGTCAAGTTATCTGCCAATACTCCGCTACGACTTTGAATGGTGGTAGCGATAATATCGGTGATTGCTGAGTTAGCAAATGCCATGATATTTCCTTTATTAAATTAAGTTAAACCCGACCACTTTCAGCTTCGGCTAATTGAGCCATCAGCATCGAGCGTCTATCCTTTGCGTCTGCTTTCGACACCTGGCCGCTAGGAGTAACGGACTTCGGACTAACAGCAGTTGCTTTGGCTTTTGCTACTTGTTGTGCCTTAGATGCTTGTGTTCCTGCGGATTTCAGGAGTTTTTCCTGTTCCAACTTAAACGCTTCATCATTCATACGCACAGCTTTGGCATAAGCCGATTCTAGGTCTTGGGCTAAACCTCGCTCAAGTAGTTGAGCCATATCCTCCCTTACCATCTCAAAGTGCGGAAACCGCCCCTTGTCACTACTTACTCGTTCGATTTCATTACTCAATCGAGCATTTTCTTCTTGCTCCCGAATCGCTGACAGTTGCTGAACTTGTTGCTGGGTAGCTTGAAGTTGTTGCATTAACTGCTGTTGATAAGGGTCTACATATGCCTGTTCGGGCATTTGTAAGCTATCTGAATTTAATTGTATTCCATAATCTTGTGCAAGTCTATTGAACGCATTTATCTTTTGCTCGTATGTTCCATTAGCTAAAGTGTAGTGAGCACGACCTAAGTTATTGATCCAAGCGGATGGTGAGATGCCATGCTTTTGCAGTTCAGGGATAAATGGGCCAATGGCTTGAGTTAATTCCCTAGCATTGTCAGCTTCTGCTTTATAGGCAGATACACCCTTTTTATACTCAGCTTCACGTTGGTTAGCGTATTCAGCAAACTTAACGAATTCAGCCTTATCTAGTGGCTTGCCTTCCTGCATCTTGTTCCATACATCCACATACTCTTTTTTCCATGTGGTTGGACGCTTTACTTCTTCTTCATTAACATCACTAGCTTCTGCAACCAGTTCAGGTTCTTGATTGGTATCGTCTTGGCTACTGGCTTCTTCCGACTTACTTTTGAAGCGACCTTTTTCGTCACGGTTTTCTTCGCTACTTTCTTCGCTACTACTTTCGGCTTGGATTGGATCGTCATTTACTTCAATCTCCTTTTCGATTGGTGCTTCAAGTGTGCCTTCTTCGGCTTGTTCTAACGCGGCTTCAAGCATCTCTCTGCGGTCTAATTCTTCACTCATGTAATGCTCCTTATCTAAGTTTTGCGTATGCAAGTTCCGCAATTTGACGCTTGCGTGATTCGTTTTCTGCCCTGCTTAAAGTGTGCTTTTTCTGCTCCATAGGAACATCATTGCCAATTTCAATGCAGTTATTGCGTTTAAGGTTCTCACGGTGGCTAGAACGGCTACCTACCCATTGACCGTCAGCCATGCTAATGTGCCCTGCAATATCAGGCATCACCATTGGGGCTTCTTTTGGGGTCATGTTTAGCTTTGCTTGCCATGCTTCTTCAGCTTCCGGGGTATTAAACGGAATATTCCAATAGGCAAGGTAATGTTCCTTGTCATCATATTGGGTTGCGTCATATTCTTCGTGGTCAACCTTGCAATGTGGGCAAGTTACGGTGACTTTGACTAAAGCCATTACATTCTCCTTATGATGTCAGGTAATTGATCGTATTCACTAGGTCTAAGTAGGCAAACGCTGTCATACCATCGGGCATTTTTCCATCGCCAGCATACAAATTCTTCTTTTGGTAGCAAAACCACGCATTTAACACCCAAAGCACCAGCAAGATGGGCTGTTCCGGTGTCAACGGTCACAATTCCCTTCATGGCTTTCATGTGTGCGGCTGTTTTGACCCAATCTTTCTTCCATCCGTCATTGGGTAATGGGTGAAATAGCCCATCTGAGTTAGGATTTAACGAATATGCGTCATCTCCGACCAATTCTTCCATGTGTTGATGGGCAATTGACTTAATGTAATACAGGGTTTGCTTGGATGCTTCCCAATTCACACCGATTTTGGGTGGAATATTGCTAGGTTGGGCATGAAGATAGCCTTCTGAACCCATGATTTTCTTCCTAGTAACAGGAAACATCGCTTTAACGATGGGATGGGCCAGGGAAAGGTAGTAAGGAAGTGACATAGAACCAATCCAGTAATCGGATTCTTTAGCTATGCCGTTCTCAAGGTCATTACTAAACACATCTACAGCGTGGATTTGACCTAACAGGTGGTGCAATGTACCTTCTTGCAGGACTACAACCCTAGATGCACCCAATGCTTTAAGGGCTGGCAAGAATCGGGCAAACATGATGATGTCACCGAATCCTTGTTCCATCTGCACGGTAATTGATTTACCAATTAAGGGCTCACCTCTCCATACAGGCATCTTTAATGCAGGAGCGTAGGGTTGAGCTTGCTTGGCAATAATGTCAGGATGCCAGCGGTATTCAAATAACCTAAAGCCAGCTTCATACCTGCCAGCGTGTAGGTGCTCGTAAGCTAGTTTGTATTGTGCGTCAGCACTTACAGAAGTAGTAATAATGCAACCTCATCGTCTAGTTCCTCTAAACGTTTGGCTTCCATTACCCTCAGTTGCTCTTTCATAAGAGCCTGTTGGTGTCTGATCGCTACCGCTTCAAGGATGTTATTCCGTTGGTTTTCAAGGTAGCTTATAGACCGCTGTAATTCTTGTGTATCGACTGACGGTATATCAGCTTTAACCTCTTGAATTGATTGTACTTTAGATTGCTTAACTTTTGCAACAGGTGATGGGTCAATCTGTTCTTTAAATGCTTTCTTACGATCCGCATTTGCATCTTTGGTTGCTTGCTCTAGCTTACGCTGTCTTTCCGCGATTTTGGCAGATAGCTTGCGTAATCTCTTGAGGTCATCGGCAGTCCAAGAAGCATCATCACCACCAGTTAAATTATTGCTTGGTGTAGGTGATGTATAGACTTGAAACGCGTTATTTTGAAACGCATTAGCTTGGAAAGCCGTTGAAAACATTAGAGAACTACCCAGCGACTACCGCTTGGCACGGTCACAGTTTGTCCTGATGCCACAGTCATAGGGCCTACAGAACTAGCTGACGATCCACTAGGAATGGAGTAGCTTGCAGATACTGTGTTGCTGTTTACCACCAATCCATTGCTTGCACTAACGATTGGGGCTGTCAGCGTAGAACTAGCAAAGGTTAGGCTTGACGATTGATTAGGGGTAGTTGTGCCTTGACCATAAGGGATATAGCTAGTCGTATAGGTAAATGGTGCGGCTTTACTGTTAAATGTAGTCCAATCCGTGCTTGTTAGATAGCCATCGACTGAACCTGTAGCGGCCGCCATGCTAATAGTTGGGGTTGCACCACCTGAAGAAACTACCGGGGCTGTACCTGTAACGCTAGTAACTGTTCCGGTGGTTGGGGTTGTCCAAGTAGGAGTTGCACCTGTACCTGCGGATGTTAAGACTTGACCTGCCGTACCTTGTGACGCATCAAAGCTAAGTGTTCCAGTTACGCTTAAATCCACAACGCTTGCGTTTTTAGGGGTTGTTGCCCCTAGCGTCATATTGTCAATTGTTCCAGCACTTGTAGGGTTCATCTCAATAGAACCGCTACCAGTTGGGTTTATGTGGACATGACCTGTACCTGTAGGGCTAATGTCAATCTGTGCGTTTATGCCGTTTAAATTGGCAGAAACATCAATTGCCACATTATTGCCACCACCTGCACCCCATTGAATTTGGGCAGTTCCACTAGCGTTTTGCAATGCACCGCCAGCCGAACTTGTAGCTTTAACGATTGGAGTGCTTACGGATGTAGAAGCTGAAAGTGTTGTAAATCCTGTAGCCGCACCTGTGTCACC